AGAACTAATTTAAACTCACCTGATGTGTTTACAGTCGCTGTGTCAGTCTGCTTAGCAGCTGTTATTCCATAACTCGCTGACTGCATGCACAATATCTCGAATCGAGATCCAGTAGCTGTGAATAACATTCCCCTTATAAGCCTAGCTCTCTCTACTCTCTGGCCACTTACCTTGGGAAAGCTATCGTTATCAGAAAATATAGGGTATCCTATCCCTTCCTGACTAGATGATACCCAGTGCTCCGCAGCTATGAACTGTACACACCCTTGAAATCTACCTTGAGCGCTTGGTATTGTCGGTCCTGGATTTGATCCTATTATCTTGAATCCTGCATTCTTTACTATTCCTGCAGATCTGGTATTTGCTATGTCTGTAGAGGTCTCATTTGATCCCGCACCGAGAACCCGGACATATGTTAATGCTGTCTTATACTTAAAGAATTCTCTTACAGCATATGGACCAAATTTTTTGGGATCAAGGGTTCCAAATTTTTTCTCAAAATCAGCAAATGATCCAACTGTAACTGGAACAAATGCTGGGCCCATCTCTGCTGTTCCTACAACACCAGCGGGAACGCCAACGATTTCACTCTCTCTCTGAGAGAGGTCAATCTCGCGTTCAAAAAACCCAGGTGATCTGAATGTCTGTTCGGCCATTAATGAATCTCCTGATATAACTATCTACGGTTATAACTATTGCTCAAAACGTCAAAAGTCCTTAATCAGATGCAGTATCTAGAGTAGTTTGTAAATCTACAACTATTCGAGAACTAGCCACTGTCTCTCCTGATCGCTGATGACGTGTAAGGACTCTAACGTAGCGAGTACTTTCTTTATCTGTAAAGGGATCTTTAATGGTATCTTTTAACCTTTCATCCCCTTGCCCGCGCATAGAGGGAGTCTCTCCGTCGACATTTAAATTTTCTACCTCATTTAAGACAAATTTATTTTGATTTATGATCTTGTCAGGAGATTCATCTCTTGTTATCACTTGTGTTCCTACTTGCTTGTATCCAAATTCTATCTGAGGAGCTGAATAAAATTTTCTAAAGGGAGATGGTTGCCCGTCATGCTTTGGAGCAAGCAGATATGTGGGTATATTTACATTAAATGTATATTTTATAACCCTTTCCTCTTGAGCAAACTCAGCAAAATTATCTTGATTTGTAAGTGGGCTTTTAACGTATGCTGTATATTTGTGACCAGATCTTGACTCTATTTGAAATGCATAATCTTGTCCATCAAATTGTGAGAAAAGTATCTCTATCATCTGATTCATCTGTTGCATATACTGAGTCCAAAATATCACCTCATATGATATCATCATAAATGTTGGATACGGAAGTGTTATTATCTCAAAGATATTATCACCTATATCATTTCTCAATAAATCGCCCTTGGGATCATCTAAAAGAGAAAGGTTATTAAGATTTCTTCTTGAGGCTATATAGCCTGATTTTGCTATATTTCCTGGAAATATATCTGATCTTGCGAAATTTCTTCTAGACGAAACGTTAGTTTGATTTTTAAGACCTAGTTTATTTATAATATTTTGATAATTTCTATCTTTTTTATCTAGTCGTTTTCTAACTACATAGCTTTGTTGATCTCTAAATGATATAGGTGTACCGTATCCGCCCTGTGTGGGACTTGTATCTATAGACGTTCTATGAATTGATATGATAGGAAGTATTAGAGCATTATTTCTATCTCTAATAGACTGCTTTCTTCTAGTTAGCGCAAATCTCTCACCTGTTGAAAATACAACAGGCACCTTTGTTGACTGGTCTTTGATCTTTACTTGAAATGATAGTCTCTTATCAAATAATTCAAAAAGCCCCCTATCTGTTTCTTCTATTCCCGAAGCAGGAATATTAAAATCCTTTGCTACATCTCCTTCATACCCATCGTCTATTTTTCTCGTAGTCATTTTTAATCCTCATCGTAGAAGGCAGATCCTGCGGGACCTGCATCAAGCGGAGTGACCTTTTGTGGACCAGATATTGGCTTTGTAAGAACACCTCTCTTTTGTAGCTCTCTAATGTCACCTGTGACACCTTCCTGATTTTCACGAAATCCTCTCTGCTGAACAAATACTTTTTGCACAGCGTCTGGATCTGAATAGCTTTCGTCTGTTGGACCGAATGTGATTGCAGAAAACTGTCCAAGCCTTGCCTGTTTTCCTGTTACTGTTGTGAATCCTTTGTGTTCAACCTGACCGTAAATAGTATTTGATGCCGGTGCAGTTATCACCTCAAAAAATACCTGACCATAGCTAAAAAAGTCTCCCTCTAGGATTGTGATTCCTTTATCTAAAAGATCTCTATCCTGGATATATGCTTCGATTGTATAAAATTCCTCACTTCCAAAGAAATTTGCTCTAATTTCTTGAGGTTCATACTTTACAAGTGCATTTATCTCTATTGGATTATCAAAAACCTTATCAACTGATTCCTCATAAACATCATGCACTCTTGATTTGACTTCTGAGATTGGAAAATAATAAATCTTCTGACCCACTACGTCTTTAACGACTTCCTTTGCTATATCGTTTATAAAATTTATCTCTCTCTCAGTTATGAATAGTCTTGACATTTTTTATCCCATGAATATTGACCAGCCATTAGGCATGGGAACATATTTTAGTTGTTTGTTAATAGATTCTGCTCGCGATGCAGCTGTCTCTAAGAGCTTGTCGTATGTCATTGTCTCTAGCATCTCTTTGAGTTGTGTCTTTAAATTAGTTTTATCCTCTCTTCCTTTTGTAACAAGGTCAGCTCCGTTCAAAGTCAGATCAGATCCAGGAATGGGAACTGAGCCAAACTTTGATCTGATTAACCCAAGCATCTCCATGCTCACAGCGAGAGAGTACTGTCTTATCCATTGCCTTCCAATGCTATTAATATCCTTGTATTCTAGCTTTCCAAAGGGAATATCAGATAAATTAGACACTCCCTTTATAGTGTCATCTTGATAAGATGGCTTGAGCGGATCAGAGAAAAATTTCACTCTTAAAAATAGCTTTTTTGCGGTGTCGCTTGTTGGTGTGGGATAAATTCTTATGTGAGTTCCTATCACCTTATAAGAATAGTTAGATCTTCTAACCCTGTTGGATAAATCAAGCTGGCCTGCTCTTAATATATCTTCAAATACTGGAAGAACATAAAATATGGTCTCAGGAGTAAACGATTCAAATGAAAATTCATTATTCAAATAGTTTATAGCAGACGTAGTATCAAAAAATCTGTAAGCAGCCTGGGGTGAAAAGTGAAAGACTTCACTTATTTGTAGTTTTGTTCTTAGTGGGTTTAAACTTGAAGAAAATATTAAATTTCCTCTTGAATCTTTTAAATTTTTATAAATATCGTAATCCTGACAGCTTGCTGTTAGCTGAATAGATCCGGATATCATATTATATGATCCCCCTATGCCAGCTTCTGCTGCATATGGCTCTGCAACTCTTGTTAAAAAATCAAGATTTTCTCTGGGGTATTTTCCTTCTGAGCCTGACATTGCACCGTCAGATCCGGTTGTAGGCATCCCGAGAAATTGAACCATTTGAGACTTTGCTTGATATTGATTTAATATAGATCCAAACTCAAGTGCAGATTCCTCTAGGCTTGCCCAGATCTGCTTCTTTGTTAACTCAACACTTAGAACGTCATCACCTAATTTTCTCTTAATAAACGTAACTACACTGTTTGCTTCTTTCTTAAAATCAGCATCGTTATCAAAAAATCCATAAGGCGTTGGATTCGATGTATTAGAAAATGTTGCCACCGTTTCTCCTGAGATCACACTCTTAACAATAAATATTCGTGAATGCACCACTTTCTAGTTTTGTACGCTTCTAATGTACTAGACAATAGCATTTAAATATGTCATATTTTATTACATCTGTTTTCGCTATGACTATTTAAACTATTTTATTTCAAAATTATAATTAAATCTATCTATCATTTGCCTGAACTTGTCATCCACTAGATCTCTCATGGTGCTGTTATAATATTTTTTATAATTCATCTTTAGTTTTCTTTGAGACGATTTTAATCTTGGAAGATCAACTCTTTCTATATCCAGCCTATCGCAAAGATTAGAAAAGTCATCTTTTAAATTTTCAAATCTTAAAAATACATCTACGTCAAGATTTGAAAATTTTAAAGTTTGTTGTGACAACCAATCAATGATCCTAGTTGTTTCCATCTCATTCATGTTTGAATCACTTCTGTAGAATGCTCTAGACGGTAAGAATAGATTAAACTTTCTCTTAATATCACTGTCACTATCTATTGCTGTAGGGATTTTATTTTTAGAAGGTCGATTCTCACTAATGCACCACCACCAATATGATACGCATAGATCCCAAGGATTTCTAACAACAGTTATTTTTGTATAGTCTCTAAACGGCGTGTCCATCGTAGGAAATTGACCATTCAGTCTTTTAAAAAAATCTACTGGAGATGTGTGTGAATCAAATCTTAAAAACCCATTATCAGGATCAATATTATTTCTACTGGGTATTAGAGATAGCTCATCACTATGTGAGCTTCCGGTAATTAAGTCATCTTTATCACAAAATTGTGAAAGAGCTGCTTCAATGCTTGATCCTGCACATTTTATTGGCTTGAAAAATATAAATTTCTTTCTATGACAAACTATCATAAAGATAATATACACGTATAAAATATTCAAATAAATAAAAAAAAAGGGGCGTCCTATTTAGGACGCCCCAGTTATCATCTACTAACTTATAGACCGGATTAGATAATGTTCATATCCATAACAGTGACTGTTCCGTAGAAGTCGGCTCGTACCATCCTCTTACCGTAGCGAGTCATCACGCCCTTACGGGGTGTGAAGTCCTCTGGAGCGAAGATAGTGGGAGTTACGATGAGAGGCACGTAAGGTGCATATACATAACCCGTTTCAAGATAGCTTCCGCCCTTATATCCAACGAGGATCTTATTCCGTGGGAAGTATGGATCCTTGTAGACAGTGAAGCGATTGCTAAGAGAGCCAACCGGAGTTGCACCAAGTGTAAACGGATTACCAACTTGACCATTTCCGTCAAGGCTATAATTCGGCTTATAAAGAACCGAAGCCTCGAAGATCGTTGAAACCTCTGGAGAGGTTACAACAAAGTTAGCAGAACCGCGTAATGTCTTACGGTGAATCTGATTTGCTACATCTATAATCGTCTCGACAAGCGTCTCATACCACTCTCTAACTGTACCAGTGAACTGAGGACCAGTTGCGAGAGTTGATGCCTTCTGCTGCTCTGCACCAGATGTCTTGTTAACAAACTTGCCAGGAGCACGTGACCAGTAGTAGTTAGCACCCTTGGCTTCAGTGAGAAGATCATTAAGAATCTCTCTATCAATCTCAAGTGCAACCTGCTCAGAGAGGATCTGAGTAAGCTCTACCTCAGCGTCAAGGCTGTGATAAGCATTCAAGTCCTGTGCAAGCTCTGGTGACCAGCGAGCGCGGAGCTTGCGAGTCTGTGCTGTTACGGCTATGGACTCAATCTTGATGTCAATCTCAGGAATGTTTGGAGAAGGTGTTGCGTTGAAGTTCGACTCAAAGGTCGGAATTGTCAACGTGTCACCAGCTGTTGAATCAACACTGAGACTTGCACCAAGAACATATGAGCATGTCAAGTTGTGAGCTGTAGTTGTAGCATTTGGCTGAACAAGCGTTCCTGAAACAACCATCAGCATTGCAGCATTCGACGTGCTTGTCGTGACAAGCGGATCTGGAACGAACTTGCTTCCTTCATACTTTCCAAGCTGGTTAAGACGTCGAATGTTCAACATTCCCTTACCACCTTGAATAGCATCATTTGGACCGATCTCGTGAAGACCGGTATCGGAGACGAGTGTGCGGCCACCTGTTCCTGAGTTTGAATATAGCCCGAAGCCCTTGACCTGTGTGAGATCTGCATTAGAGCTCAGCGCAGTCAGATCGAAGACTAGTAGCTGGAACTTACCAGTTCCAGCTGGTGCTGTACTGACAAGGTTATCTTCAATGAGGTTTGTCATCTGTGGATCAAATCCCATCGCCTTTCCATCAGACCCTGTAGCCCAGCAGGTATTACCACGACCGATCGTCGTGCTACCTCTATATGCTCCAGAAGTGAGAAGAGAAAGCTCTGTTGTTCCAGATGTGTTCTTGTGAACCTTGGTGTATGTGGATCCAACCAAGTCATACTGGCCTCCGACAGCAAGTGATCCGGAACGGACACCCTTACCTGTGGGAAGGTTGTAGATCGATTGACCCTTAGCATACTGCTCTGCGTCGAGAGTTCCTGCAGCCCCTGTACCAAGAGCAGCGTCACCACCGACGTTAGATCCATATGTGTAATCCAGGTAGAAGAGAAGGCCAGAAGGCAAGCTCATCGGCTGGATAGAAACAAGTTCATTAGAAACAAGACCACCGAAAACTCGGCGGACGATTGGGAATGCTATGTTTGTGAAACCGCGGATATCTCCAGAGGACGTTAGGTTTCCACCGCCTGTAGAGAGAGAGTTTTGCTCTCTCAAAAGCTGTGCAGCCTGGTTCTCTAGAAGACGGGACATGGTCTCACGGCCGTGATCCTGTAGACCACGAAGTAGACCTGTCCTTGACCACTTATCCACAAGCCGCATCCCCTCAGCACCCACGTTACGTTCGCGAATACCTTCGGTTAGCTGATTAAGTGTGAATGATTTAGACATTATATCTCCTTATTGATTAATTGTGCAGTTGTTTTCATTCGTTGTTGTTGATTCCTGCAAGCACCGCCCACCGATTAACCTCAGCTGTCGCAGATGCAGATGAAGACCTGCCTGAAACACGAGAGGACGAACCTAGTGTACGTCGCGTTGTGGATTCTCTTAGAACGCTTCCGTTGCCCTTAGTAAAGGACTCTGTTAGAGTTCTATAAACTAACTTAACCTCTCTTAAGCTCTTAGCATTGTCAATTGACTCAACAACAGTTCGCCTCTGAGAGGATGAAATGTCCTTGTTCTGCAAAAGCTTATTAACATAGAGAAGTTTTGCGTTGAACAGATTAAGATCTGTCAACTGCTCACGAAGTGTTTCAACTGCACTTCTGTATTCACCGAGCTTCTTACCGAGAGTTCGATTCTTGCGTCTCTCATTTTTTATCGCCTCAGAAAGCTTGTTGAGTGTCACCTTTAAAGGATCACCCGACGCCTTTCCTCCGCCAAATGCGCCTATGACTCCTGACTTTCCAGTTCCAGAGCCACCATATGATCCCTTGACGCCGGCCTTGGAATTTCCTTTTCCACCCCAGCTGTGGGACATATCATTTTTAATACCTTTAATCTTCGTGAAATCTTTTGCCTCTGCAATGTTTCTGCGAAGTCTTCTAATTTCTGATCTCAAAACGTTTGGATCTATATCAAATACCTCGTCGAGATCTTCCATCTCGACTTCTTCCTCTTCTTCTCCGGGAAGCGGCATATCTTCGTCTTCCTCTTCTTCAACCTCTACGTCTCCCTCTTCCTCATCATCTAAAACTAGACGAGCAGCGAGCTGAACATCTTCAGGAAGTTCAGCGTCACCGAGATCGATTTCTATCTTGTCTTCGTTTAGATAGCCAAGTCCTAGAATGCTCATGATTTCATCAAGCTTTTCATCTTCATCACTTTCAGGGCCTCCCTCTTCATCCATCGGCTCTACTTCTTCGTCTGCTTCAGCGTAATCACGTCGGCTTCTAGACTCATCGCCTTTGTTTCCGCCGTAATCTCCCTCTAGCTCAAGCTCTTCTTCTTCTGCCATCATAGCTGACGCCATGCTTGCAAGCTCATCGAGGTCAACCTCGTAAAGAACATCTTTAGATTTGGACATTCTGGAATTCTCCTGTTGAACATATACATCATTATGTATTACGTGATCTTCAAAAAGATCCACGTTTTGATTAAGTTTATTGGCAACCTGTAATAATTTTCTCTTATTCTTATAAGTCAGGGAGCTAAATGATTCTCGCATGGCATCGCTCACAACATTTCTAGATGAAGGAGAAGATATATTTTTTCCTCCAAATATCTCAAGCAGCGACATTAGAGCACTCTCATCAAGAGCTACGTCATTTCTACGATCGCCAGAAACTACAGTTGAAGCTACCTCCTGAAGCAGATCAGAATCGTCTTCATGAGAAGTGCCGTCTAGCAGCTGTTCCTCTATAAAACTTCTAATTCTAGGAGTTACTGCCTCTATTATGGCATTTTTAGCATTTTGCTCAGCAGTCTCTTTTAGGAGCTTTGCTTCTGCTATAGCCTCGTTATAAAGTGTTTGTGACATTGTAGACCCTCTTAGTATCTAATTATTATGCCGAATCCAAAAATACATCAGAATCAATCTCATCTATTCTATTTAGTAATTTCATTATCCGAACTCTTTGTCGAAGTATGGATCTCTCACCAGGGTCAAGATCAAGAATATCAGTAAATGACATTATTGGTAGTTCTTCATCTTCTACAGTATTTATAGGTGCCCTAGATGATCCATATTGCGTTCCTGTTTTTTTTGCTGGGCCAGTTGTTCTAAATGCCTGACCGGCATTTCCTGTTCCAATAGGCGGTCCATCAAAGCCTTTCGGATAAAGAACAGAGTTTGGAAATGGTGCTACGCTATTAGAAGCCTTTGGAAGCCGCTGTCCTTTTGGAGATGGTAAACTTTGGCCAGCTACTCTATATGAAGCCTCTCCGATCCCAGTTCCTCCAAGACCTAAGCCCCATCCAACGCTAGTCTGTCCCAGAGAACCCCTATCAGCCCGAGGCCAAAATGCAGGATCAGCACTAACAACTTTTTTATTTATCATCCTAACGAATTTATCAGTATCCTCTTTGTCATCAAAAACCTCCTCCTCATCTTCATCATCGATATACGGCTCAGTATATATTCCTGTCTCTGATGAGCCTGCTATTCTTTCAGAGCCCGAGCCTGTTCCCATGCTAGGTATCTTTTGTGCCTTACCATACCCATGTCCTGTTCGAGGATCACCCGTCGCAGCAGCTGGGTTATAATAAAGCCTTTTTGTCATTTTGACCTATGTTTGACCGTTAGAACCTGCGTAAGACTTTCCGCTTATGTAGGATCCAAGTGTCTGCTTTTCAATCTCATTGCTTGTTGTGCTTGGAGATATCAGGCCACCAAGCCCAGATCCAAACTCAGGACCGCTTTCAGGAATTGTTCCTGAAAACTCTGCCTGATCTGCTGCAATAGTGCTTCCTGGACCAGGTGAGTCTGGATTGGGAACGTATGGAGTTGCAGGCTTGCCGCCGCCGCCCGTTTCAACCTCTTCAAGGTCAGGTGCACCATTTGCTGTATACTCAGGATTAAAATTAGGAATTCCTAATCCGCCCTGGACTGATCCGTCAAGTACTGTAGATTGATATAGCTCTTTTACAGTTGAATCTTCATTATAATCAGTGTAAAGAGGAGAGTCTCCAAATATAGCCTGTAGATTGCCCTCGTTTCTAGCTCCGTAGGGTCTATCTACGGGAGCTGCGGGTTGAACAATTGTCTGTGGTTGGTCTGCCATTTTTAAATCTCCTCACGGGTTCATAATATAAATATAAGGAACTAGAAAAAATAACACTATTATGTTGAAGATCCCATGACTAGAGTCCACGGAACCTGTCTAGCAATCGCAGCCGATGTGTCACTTGGACTTTCTGGTCCGACAGGCCCGCTGCCATAATTTATATTTAGCTGTTTTATAGATAGCGTATCAGGCGGTGCTGGCTGTAAAGTCCATGTTGCATTCTTAGCAGACATAGGATTGGGAATAGGCCACGGCTTTGTCGATCCATCTTCTGCTGTCAGAGCCTCGCCTAATTGAGGCCCCCCTGTGTTGGCGTCACCAGCCTCTACACATGTGCTTAAATCCGGAGCTCCGTTGTCTAAATAATCTGTATTAAAATCAGAAAAGCCGTATCCGTCGACACCTGATGTTGTTAGTACATCTTGGAGATACATTCGTCGGATATCAAAGTCAACGCTATACCTTCCCTCAAATGTCGGGCAGCCAGCAAAAGATGCTTTGATCTTTGACTCATCTCTCTCACCAAGAGCTCCACCCGTGGATGTTGGATCAAGCTCAACTATTGTCTGATTTTCACTTGACATTATGAGCCTCCTGTATCATCTGATGGCTTGTAGGCTCCTACTCTTAGTGAATTTGACTTTCCTAAGGTGAGACTGGTAAAATCTTGTGATGCTGTATCTTCAGATGCGTCGGCCGGATTTACTGGTGATGATGGGCCGCATCCAAAATTAATAGACTTTTGTTTTATTACTGGGCCGTCATATTCAAGCTGGCAGGCTGGCGTTGCACCTATTCCATAAGAACCCACAGCTGTTGGAGCACCTAAAGAGTTAACCGGCGGCGGAACTGGCCACGGAGCATCTGCATCTGTTTTTCCTCCAACGGGTTTTCCATCACCACCCAGTAGACCTCCTGCAACATCAGCCATGTTAGGAGATTCACTATAGTTAAAAGCTACCCCTTCTGGAAACTCATATCCTGCAGCGGCGACACCGGACTCCAAAAGATCATCGCGATATGCTGTTGTCTGGCTCTTGTCAGTTAATAACGTTTCTGAGTCATCCGACCACATGATAGGAGAATTTGGGAATGAGCCCTTTAAGATGACATCACTTCTATACCCTACCATAGCAGTTGAAGAAGCGTATCCTTCTCTTGGAGGATCAGGCTCGACCATTGTTTGTCGTCGAGAGTGATATCCGTCTGGCAGCGGCTCTAGATCAGACATATATTAATCAAAGTCCCTTTACGATATTTTTCTTAAGCGCGCCTCTAATCTTTGATATTTTCAAAGCCTTTCTTTTAAGAGCTGCCTCTTTTATTCCAAGCTTCTTTACAAAGTCGATTTTATTGACAAGATTATCTCCCCCAGCCCACGCTTTCTCAACTGTTTTAACATCGTCAACTGGAATAATTCCAGCTTTTTGCATTTTTTTCTTTTCTTCTAAAACGATCCTTTTAAGATCTCTAAAAGTGAGTCTCCTAGACATTCTAAACCTCCGAAATAACATCTATACATATATCACTATTCATAAAATAGATAATGAATTTATACTAGTTTTGAGGACGATTTACAGGAGACGCAAATGCTAGATCAGCCCATTTACTAGCTGCATCTCCAAAAAGATCCTCTGGCGTAGACATTGCAGCTGCTCTTGCCATGCTATCACCTGCCATAGATGACGGAAGAGATACGCCGTTTGGACCTTTTCGATCAGCTATAATTTGTTCTTGGAGTGTTGTTTTTGCAGTATCTTCTAGTATTGATGATAAAACAGGATCTGATGTCATGCTGCTTGCAGCTTCTCTTATATTTTGATCAAGATGTTTATTAGCCTGCGCGCTTTTCTTTGAAAATTCAATTTTATCAAGGCCCATTCTTCTCACATTGCCCTTGTCATTTCTTTCTCTTCTTGGAGCTGTGGATCTCTCGCAGCTGAGTCTTGATTCATTAATTGGAGACATCTCAGACATTAAACCCTCTTGTAAAATTTCAACGAGACATTCTTTTACAAGTGATTTAATCGTAGATCGTGTTAGTTTTGCCATAATCTCTACCAGGATAAAATATCGTTAAAAATCCTATCAATTCTATCTGTTGAAGTAAAATGTCTATCAAGGTCATCCTTTGATATAGCTCTTCCTTCGCGTAACATAAATGCTCCGGGTGTAGACGGCTCACTGACCATGTCGAAGCATATTAATTGAAAATCATCTTGGACTATCTGTGTATCCCCTTGTTTTCTCGTAGAACCTACACCTCGAGAGGAAATGCCCAGCGTCACACCGGCCTCTATTAAGCTCTTTAGTATATTGCCGCTGGGAGTATCTAATATCTCTATGATGCCAGTGACATCATCTCCGTTCATTTTTGCCTCTCTCACTATGTGAGATACATTTTTTAACTCGACGACAGATGAATCGGGATGATCACACTCACCAAGAGCTCGATTTTCAGATATAAACTTTTGATAATTTGTTACCTCTCTTTGAAGAACTGCATGCGGATATATTCTTCCATTTTGATTAAGAGTATTACACTTCTGCAGAACACCCTTTAACATTATCTTTCCGCCATTTATGTCCTTAGACTCTTTAATCATATCTACTGAATACGTTAGCGGAGTCCATTCAGTTAACAATTGTAACTTTTCACCCATTTAATGCCTCCTTGAGCTCCTGTCGAAGCTGAATTAATACTAAAAATCTTGAAACAGAGTCATCATCTATCTCACTAAAAGATTCGTTGATTATTTTCTCTTTAACCTCAGTTATCTTTTTAAGAATTGTGCTATTGTCAGTCATTTTTCTAAACGAGTTTAGGTCTAATAGCGTTCTACTTTTTATCTCTTGAAGCTTCTTAAGAATTATCTCATCTTTATCACTAGATAGAGAAAATACGTAATCTCTTATAACATCTTTTTGTTCGTCGTTAAGCTGTCCTTTATATCTGTTATTAATTTTTTCTGTCATAATATTGACAACTAGCGAATTGACATCAGAATCAACGTTCTCTTCTAGAAGCGGATCAACTTTTTCCGTTAAAAGATGCTCTGCAACTTTAGACTCATATTGAACTGTTTGTGAAAGATTTGCCTTGTCACCTTGACGCCAGTCATTTAAGAGAGTTTGAATCGTAGCGTAAATTTTATATTCAGGTATTCGCCTGTAATAAAAGCTAGAGTCCTTAAGATTATAATTGATATCTCTAATTAAATACGATTTTTCTTTATTGAGCTTTGTGTAATCACACCTTCTTGCTGCATGTTTAGCTTCTGTTAGAATTGCAGCTGTTACTGCTGAGTTACTGACAGTAGATTTTGCAAGCGCGTTAAATAATCTAAACTCCTTATAGATCTCTGTAGACTTATCAAATCTTTTTCCTATAATATCAAGTGCCTGTTGTGCTAGCAGCTTGTTATCATTTATTAATGAGCTAGATACGCTCCTAAGTAAAAGCTCGTAGATAATCCCTACATTTCTTTTTTTATTGTGAGATTTTGACATGAACTATATTTCATCCTCTGAAGAATTATCGGTCTCAGAGATTACCCTCCTGTTATTACTTATTTTATTCTCAAGTGATTTTAACGTAGATCTTAACTGTGATGTCATTCTTGCTTGAAACTCCATCTTTGTATCGATAAAATCAGACATAAATTCATCATTCTCGTACATAGCTGACGACTTGTACTCATCTTTTAAAGGATTTATATCTTTTTTTCTTTCGCTTTTTTCTTTTTGCTTTCTAAGTTTCTCTGCATATGGATGAGAAATAGAATCAGATACATCTGAAGAATCTGACGATACTAATTTTAAATGATCAGTATCAGAATATCCTTTTTTATTTTTTCTTTTGCTGTTTGCATTTGCCTTCTCAGCAGGCGTTTCATCTTCTGAAATTTCGTGAACTTCATCAAACAGTGTTTCAGCTAGCTTATTTACAAAATTTTGCGCCTTAATGGGGGCACTATCATCACTTATTGACAGTGTTTTAAAATTGACATCTCTATCTCCCGCTAGAAGTGGAAGACCGCTAGTGTTCATATCATCTGATGCCATTTCCATATCTTCTGCTGGCTCTTCTCCTTCAAGATCAGATCCCATTTCATCGGCCTCTTCTCCCTCTGCTGAGGGTAGCTTGACAGCTTCGACTTCAAGATCTTGCATCTTATCATCTACCCTCTGCTCTCTTATGACTTCTATCTCATCATCTGTCATTGAGAAGAGCGTCTTTCTTACCCAGTCTTTACTTACTAAGCCCTCTACGCCCGCAGCTGATGTGGCTATCTCAAATCTTGTCCTATAAAGCTCTAGCTTCTGTTGCTGTGCTATTGTAGACGGATTTGATAATTTAAGAGTAAAATCTAAAAGATCTTCCCCTTCAAATCCGTTACAAAAAAGATGAATTATGCATAATTTATTTAGCTCTGCTATGACAGTTCTTTGAATTCTATTAATTGTCCTTGAAAATCTTATATCTTCCTGGGATAGTGTTGCCTTGGCACCTAGTCCTTCATCATATCCTAGATATGCCTTAGGTATTTTGAGTGCTGCAAATAGCTTCTTTTGAATATACTCTACGTCTTCAATAGCTGTTGCATTTTGCCCACCTGCTAGTGTATCGATCTTTGTACCAGACTCAGAACCTCTAACGGGAAGATAATAATCTTCATCAACTGAAAGAGGATTATATCTTAAATCTACTCTTCCTGTGCTTCTATCGACGACTTGTGCCTTCTTCAGCGTGGCTTGAACTTGCTCCATGTAGTTTGGAATTTCTTCAGGCGGAACATTTCCAACATCGACATAAAAAACCCTTCTCTCAGGAGATCTCACAACGCGATAAACTAGCATTGCGTCCTCTACAAGAATAAGCTGTCTCCAAATTCTTCTAGCTGCTTCTAAAACAGAAGATCCGTATGGAAGA